GTTTAGCGACACACAGGCTTCAGCGTTGGACATCTGGACTAAAAAGCAGAAAATGGCTGAGATGCGTGAGGAACTCCGCGCCCATATTTCTTGGACCTATGGACCCACGGCTTGGAAAGAAATTGTTAGGATTGAGGCGCAACAGCGCAAGGCTCAAAGAGAAGCAGTATATAAACAACAAGAATTTGTTGACAGTTGCATTAACTGGGCTATTGGGCTGTTGGCTTGTTTTGCGGGTGCGGGAATCTTGTTCGTTGTCGTGTATGTAATTGGCGCGAAGCAAGGCAAATGGTGAGTGTTCCTTTTAGAGTACAGACGAAAGTGGGTCGTTGTAGACAAATTAGGTAAAATAGTCATAATAACCCGAGATAAGAACATTGCGATTGGCTTCGCAAAAATTTGGAGAGCCGAGCATGACAGAGTTTGACAAAGCAGACTTGGATTCCAACGGAAGCATTGACCGTGTTGAGTGGAATAAACTTGAGCTTGAAGACCGCAGGCTTGAGATAATCGACCAAGATTTAAAGCGCAACGCAGAACGCAGGTTTACAGGGTTGGCCTTGATGGGGATGCTAGTCTATCCGTTTATTATCCTGTTGGCGTCTGTGCTAGGTTTTGATAAAGCGGCTTCTCTTATAACAGATATAGCTAGTGTGTACGTCATTGCAGCATCTGGCGTGGTCGCTGCGTTTATGGGCTTTAATGCCTACTCTGCAAAGGCTGGCAACAAAAAAACTTCAATATCTTATGACGAAAGGGTGGTGGAAAAATGAGTATACTTAGTGCTTTAATAGGTCCAGCGACCGAGCTTGCTGGTAAGTTCATACAGGATAAAGACAAAGCTGCGGAATTAGCCCATAACCTTAGTACAATGGCCGACAGACATTCGCAGGAAGCGATGTTAGCACAGATAGCCGTTAACACCGCCGAGGCTAAAGGAAATTGGTTTCAGGCGTCTTGGCGTCCACTTTGTGGATACGTCTGTGTGTTAGGTTTGATGGTGAACTTCCTTATCTCTCCCATTTGCGCAGGGTTTGGGTTCATAATCCCACAAGCTGAGATGTCTGTAATGATGCCAATTCTAACAGGAATGCTTGGTTTGGCTGGAATGCGAAGTTTTGAGAAGGTGAAAAAGGTAAGTAAATAGTGTGGGTATTGGTGTGGATACAGTTGATTACGGGGATGCCATTAGAATACTATCAATTAGACAGCTTTGATAGTAAGACGGTATGTGAACAGTATAGGCAAAGGGCAGAAATTCTAGTCACACACACTAACATGACTGTTGTTTGTTTAAGCGTAAGGATACAAAAATGACTTTTAAACTAAGTTCACGGAGCGAAGCCAAGCTAGAGGGTTTAGACCCACGACTTGTTGCAGTTGTTAAATCAGCCATCCACAAAACAAAGATCGACTTCGGCGTTATATGCGGAATGAGAACACTAGAAGAGCAGCAAGACCTTGTTGCTAAGGGCGCAAGCCAAACGATGAAGTCTAAGCACCTTCAAGGGTATGCCGTTGACCTAATGGCGTATATTGGATCAAGAGCTTCGTGGGAACTCAATCTGTATGACGATATTGCAGATGCGATGGCCGACGCTGCAAGAGAAGTGGACGTTCCTATCAGGTGGGGCGCGGCTTGGACAATTTCAAATATAGCACAGTTTCACGGTGGGACTATGGAAGATGCCATGAACAGCTACATTGACGAACGTAGAACTCAAGGTCGCAGACCATTCATAGACGGCCCACATTTTGAACTGATGGTGTAACATGCCCCTTAAAAAAATCCTGTTAAAAGCCGGTGTTAACCGCGAGAATACTAGATACACCAGCGAAGGTGGTTGGTACGAGTGCAATAACGTCCGTTTTAGGCAGGGCACCCCTGAAAAGATTGGCGGCTGGACACGACTAAACACTGTAAAGTTTCTAGGTGTTGCACGGTCTCTCTGGAACTGGATTACGCTAGGGGGGCAGAACCTTATCGGCGTGGGCACTAATATAAAATTTTACATTGAAAACGGCGGTACATTTAACGACATAACTCCGCTTAGAAGCACAACCAGTGCAGGTGAGGTTACGTTTAGTGCATCTGTTACTACGTTAAGTGCAGCGATTACTTCTACGACCGCAACTACTATCCCAATCACAGACGCCACAGGGTTTCCTTTGGTAGGACTGATCTTGATTGATAGCGAAGTTATATCTTACACAGGCATTACTGATAACACCTTAACAGGCTGCTCTCGCGGAGCGGCTAAACTCGTCAATGACGTGGCTACTAACACTACAGCGGCTACACATAGCAATAGCGCAGGTGTAACTTGTTTTACTATCCTAGTTAGTGACGCTAATAACGGAGCTACGGCTGGCGATTTTGTAACTTTCACTGATGCCGCACCCATGGGCGGTAACTTTACCGCTGCTGTATTAAACTTAGAGTACGAAATACTGACTCTTGAAGGCAGCAATAAATACACGGTATTAGCAAGAAGTTTTAGCAATACCACAATCGCGTTTAGCAATGTGGCGTCTACATCGGCTGATACGGGCAATGGGGGCAGTTCAACCGTGGGGGCGTACCAACTTAACGTCGGCGTAGCTACAGCTTCAGAGGTATCAGATTGGGGCGCAGGGGGTTGGGGCGCAGGTTTGTTTGGGGCTGGTGTGACTAGCCAAGAAGTATTGCGTATATGGTCTCAGCAAAACTTTGGCGAAGACCTAATATTCGGGCCTCGTGGCGGTCGTATATACTACTGGGCGGCTACAGATGACTTGCGTACTAGAGCAGTAGAGTTATCGGGGTCAAACGTACCTGTAATACAAAACCTTATTCTCGTGTCGGATATTAACCGTTTTGTGTTTTGTTTCGGTGCTAATCCGTTGGGTTCAGCCGCACGAGACCCTATGTTAATTCGCTGGTCCGACCAAGAAAACGCTGAAAATTGGACTCCAGATGCAACGAACCAAGCGGGTAGTTTACGACTGTCCCGAGGCACAGAAATTGTAGCCGCTTCTCAGGCTCGACAGGAAGTTTTGGTATGGACTGACTCGTCCCTGTACTCCTTGCAATATGTAGGCGCAGAATCTGGGGTGTGGGCCGCTACGTTGGTCGGCGAGCAGTCGTCTATAGCCTCTCAAAATGCGGTGGCATACGCTAACGGTGTTGCGTACTGGATGGGCAAAGATAAGTTCTATAAATACGATGGACGGACGCAACCGCTGCCCTGCAATTTACGCAAGTACGTGTTTGGTGACTTTAACCCAGAACAGTTTGACCAAGTGTTTTCGGGCAACAACGAGGCATTTAACGAAGTGTGGTGGTTCTATTGCTCTGCGGATGTGGATACTGCGGACAGCTACGTAGTTTACAACTATGTCGATAACATATGGTATTATGGGTCTATGGCACGATCTGCTTGGCTGGACTCAGGACTTCGGGCTTTCCCACTCGCAACTACATACAACGGCGTAGTCGTGGAACATGAAAAGGGTATTGACGACAACGAGACAGCTACACCTGCCGCTATATCTGCGTTTATAACCTCTGCTGAATTTGATCTTGAAGACGGCCACCAGTTTGCGCTTGTGTCTAGGATGATACCAGATGTGTCTTTTGAGGGGTCTACAGGCAACAGCCCGACTATAAACATGACATTACAACCTTTAAACTCTTCGGGGTCGGGGTTTAACTCACCTGTTTCTGAAAGTGGTGTAAACACAGGGACGGTGATACGCACTGCTAGTTCTCCTGTTGATGTATACACAAGTCAAATACACACTCGCGTAAGAGGTAGGCAAATGTCTATGAAAATAGAGTCCTCCACTGTAGGCGTACAATGGCAGCTAGGTTCGCCTAGACTTGACATGCGCCCTGATGGGAGACGGTAATGGCTAATAACGATCATATCATAGGGTTTCGTGCGCCAGCGCTGCCATACCCACCTAAAGAATACGAACCGTTTCAGTTTGAAGAAGCTAATAAAGTTCTGCGATTGTATTTTAATCAGTTAGACAGCGCGTTGCGAAACAATTCTTTAGCGAAACAATCTGAAGCTATAGGGTGGTTTATGGGCTAATGGGAAATATATATGTAAACGCTAAAAAAGACCTTACGACCACTAACGTGACCACGTTGTACACCTGCGCTGCACTAACAACAGGCATAATAAAGTCTATCATAGTGTCAGAAGATACGGGCAACGCAGACACAATAACGGTTACCCTGACCAACGGAACGTCTGTGTTTAGCCTGTTTAAAACTGCAGCAGTCGGGGCTAACGGCACCGTAGAATTACTAACCGCTCCCCTTGTTGTAGGCGCTAGTGAGATACTAAAAGTAACAGCGGCTACTGCTAACAGGTTACACGTAGTAGCGAGTATTCTTGAAGTAACTTAACTAGCCATTGGTGTAGAAATGTCGTAGCGTAGCCGCACCCTTAACAGATAGGTGCAAAATGGACTTTATAGAACTTTTCGACGCGTGCGTAATTGAAACCAATCCGCGTCCAGACAAATACACAAAACCAACATCCTTAGAAACATCTCTGTCAGAAGAAGATATTGGGCTGGATAGCTTGGATGTGACGCTTACTATGGTGCTATTAATGGAGGTATACGGCATACCTGACACTGAGGATTTTAACGTACCCACGGAGTCTTTAGGCGCTATGCAAGAATACATGCAAGCCAATAAAACTAGAGAATTTGATTCTGTAGAAGCCGCTATGGAGTCTGTTACATGATATACATGACCCAATGCGCTACACTTTGTACAACAGAGATTGTTGACATCGACGACATAGTACATCCGCAAAAAGTTAATGTGATTATGGACACATACAAACGAGCCAAAAGCGGTATATCCTACCCACCTCATAAGGCGTTTGACCGTGTTATAAAACAAGACGTGATTGATTATGTGCTTAACAACCCTGTTGAGGGTAAGACGGCTTTTATTTTTGCTGCGGGTAGCCAAGGCTGGGGTTGGAACACGGGTAAATATGACCGTAACCCTGACGCAAAACTGCACAGCAAATGCAAGATACCGTTTATTACTCTGTCTAATATCTATGCGGGACGCATTGCGAGCATCTTTCACGTAGCGGACCACGTTAGTACCGACGCAAGCGCGTGTGCTTCAGGGCTAAAAGTGCTTATGGATATGCAGCATTTGTTCCACTTGTACGGTTTTGATCGTGCCATCGTTATGGCGGGGGAAGATGCTACATCTATACAGACCCTTGAGTTTTTTGGAGAAGCCAAAGCACACATACCTTTAGATTCGACTCGTGTGCCC